ATGTTTCTCAGCGCGGTGCCGATCGTCGGCAAGCTCTTCGGGCAGTTGTTCGGGGTTATCGACCAGGTGGTAGAGGACAAGGACCAGGCGGCCAAACTCAAGTACGACCTGGAAATGCGAATGCTGGAGAAGGATTTCTCCTTCGTCGAAAAGGAAATCGAGGCCCGGGCCGCCGTAGTCGCCGCCGAAGTCGCGGGGGCGAGCTGGCTTCAGCGCAACTGGCGCCCGCTGCTCATGCTCACCTTCACGTACATCATCGCCCACAACCATATCATTTCGCCCCTGTGCTCCCTGCCGCGCCTCGATCTGCCCCAGGATATGTGGGAACTGCTCAAGCTCGGCATGGGAGGATACATCCTCGGCAGAACCGTGGAGAAGGGTATCGCGACATGGAAGAAATAGAAATCCCGGTGGACCGCGGGAAAGGGCGGCTCGGCACGGCGGAGCCGCGATGCGGCCCGGATGCGGCGCAGAAAGGCGAACGACATGACAGGCATGGACGGGATCGCGATGGACGCGGTGATCAAGCTCGTCTCGAACTTCGGCATACCGGGGATCGTCCTGATCATTTGGGCCTTCAGCGAGAAGTCCCACGAGCGCACCCTGAAGCAGTACCGGGAGGACATGATCGAGCAGCGGCGCATGTACGAGGAAGGGATGCAGGAGATCCGGCGCATGTACGAGAACAATGCGGACCTCGTCAGGGACTATTTGTCCCTGGCGGGCAATCTCAAGGACGTCGTCACGATCAACACCCAGGCGTGGCAGCGGGTGACGGACGACATCAACCGGAATCAGTTCTGCCCCATGGTGAGACTGAAAAAATACGCCACAGGAGTGGAGCCATGAACGAACGGCTGAAGTTCTTGGGAAGACTCGAGGAAAGACGTCTCGAGGCCGAACGGCTCAGGCTTCGGCTCAGGGGGCTCAGGGACTCCCTGCGTGACGTCCTGGACCCGTTCGAAACGGTGGAAGACCTGGACGGCGAAAAGCTCGCCGCCCTTGCCGTTGAATTCGCCGACTTGCAGCTCCAGTGCCGCGAGGCGATCGCCGAAATGGCGCTGATCAGGAAGACTCTGGGCCGATAGGTTGACCGTCGGGGATCGGATCGCCTCCAATACGGGAATGAACGCACCGCAACCGTCGAGGCAGTTATGACGCGAGTGCACTCTTGGGAAGTCAGGGACCGCGCGGAAACATTTTACGTCACCGAGGGCATGTGCATACCCCAGATTGCGGCCTTGTTGGGGATCTCCGCCAGCGTCGTGACAAAGTGGTCGTCCGTGTCCAAGTGGGCGGAACTCCGTCGAGAGTATCGGCATTCTCTGGCTGAAATAAGGCGCAACACCACGCGGTTGCGGCAACGGCTTGTGGAAAAAGCACTCGAAAGCCTCGACCCGCACCTCGTGAACGCCGTGGCCCGCATGGAAACGACAGCCGCCCGGGAACGCGCCGGAGACGCCCCGTCGTTCGCCTGCACCCCCGACGAGGGAAAACGGGACATCGAAACCCCCGCGCAAGCCGCCGAGGCATTGCGCGAGGCCGTCGAGAGGAAGCTCAACATCCTGCTCGGCCAACCCGACGCGGTTTCACTCAAGGCCGTAAAGGAGCTCATCGCCGCCATCCGCCTCCTGGAATCCATGAAAACGGTCCAGCCCGCGGAAACCCCTGCCTCCGAATCATCCGGCCTGTCCTCGGACACGGCGGACCAAATCCGGCGCAAGATCCTTGGCCTGCGGGAGGAAGGATAGCCCCATGAGCAACGAACGCGCTTCCCGCGCATCCCTTGCCGTCCGCGCCGCCTCGCCGTCCCGCTTTGCTTTCGACGGCCCACCTCCGGTCCTGCTTCCCTATCAGCAACGCTGGATCTCGGACCGAAGCCCGGTGAAAATCTGCGAAAAATCACGACGCATCGGGCTTTCCTGGTCGGAAGCCGCCGACGACGCACTCACCGCCGCATCCCGAAACGGCATGGACGTGTGGTACATCGGCTACAACAAGGACATGGCCCTCGAATTCATCCATGACACCGCCTTCTGGGTAAGACAGTACCGGCTGGCCGCCTCGGCCCTCGAGGAAGATCTCGTCAGGGATGAAGACCGGGACATCCTCGCCTTTCGCATCAAGTTCGCTTCGAGCCGCCGCGTAACGGCGCTGTCGAGCCGGCCCAGCAACCTGCGCGGCAAACAGGGCAAAGTGGTGATCGACGAAGCCGCCTTCCACGACGACCTCCCCGGGCTGCTCAAAGCCGCCATCGCTTTGCTCATGTGGGGAGGCCGAGTGGCGGTCATCAGCACCCATAACGGCGAGGACAATCCCTTCAACGAACTGGTCAAGGACATTCGGTCCGGCCGCAAGCCTTACAGCCTCCACCGCATCACCCTCGACGACGCCCTCGCCGAAGGGCTCCACCGCAGAATCTGCCTCAAGCTCGGAACGCCCTGGTCGTCCGAAGCCGAATCCGAGTGGCGCGAGGACCTGGTGAGGGTCTATGGAGAAGACGCCGAAGAGGAGCTGTTCTGCGCGCCCAGCCGGGGTTCCGGCATGTTCCTGGCGCGGGCGGTCATCGAGGGTTGCATGGATGAAACCGTTCCGGTTTTCCGCTGGGCATGCCGGACTGATTTCGCGGAGCTCCCCGAATCCGTGCGCCAAGCCGACACCAGGGACTGGTGCGAAGGGTTGCTGGGCCCGGCGCTTCGAGACCTCCCCGAAGATTTCGCCACCTGGTGCGGGGAAGATTTCGGCCGCACGGGGGACCTCACCGCCATCGTCCCGCTCCAGGAACAGCCCGGCTTCAGGTACCGCACGCCATTCATCGCCGAAATCAGAAACGTTCCGTTCCGGCAGCAGGAACAGATCCTTTTCTTCATCATCGACCGGCTCCCCCGCTTCCGCGGCGCGGCGCTGGACGCGCGCGGCAACGGCCACTACCTGGCCGAAGTCGCCATGCAGCGCTACGGCGCGGGCCGCATCCGCCAAGTGATGCTCTCCGACAAGTGGTACCTCGAGCACATGCCGTCCTTCCGGTCGGCTTTCGAGGACAAATCCATCGTGATCCCCAAAGATCCGGACATTCTCGACGACCTGCGCGCAATCCGCCTGGAGCGCGGGGTGGCGAAAGTGCCCGAACGATATCGCACGCGGGGACGGGACGGCGGGCAGCGGCACGGAGATGCCGCCGTCGCCTGCGCCCTCGCCTGGAGTGCCGCCCGCAGCGGCGACGGCGGCGAGATCGAATACGAAAGTGTCGCGGAAACGCGGTTCGCGGCGTCGCGAGGCGCCTGGTGAGACGGCCCGGCCCGCTCACATCCGTGCAGTCACTTCAACCGTCTTTCGTTGCGCCGTCGCGTGAGTGAAAAAAAGAAAAGCCAAAGCGGCCTCACGCCACGACGCCACGACGCTACGGTTGTGCAACATCATCGCTTTGCCGTGAGATGAGGGGGATAAAAGTCCATGACCGCACCCGGTTCGTGCGGCGCCGCCGGGTTGGAACTCTGAAATCACTGCATCCGTCTTTCGTTGCGTCGTTGCGCCGTCGCGTGAGTGAAAAAAAGAAAAACCAAAGCGGCCTCACGCCACGACGCCACGACGCTACGGTTGTGCAACATCATCGCTTTGCCGTGAGATGAGGGGGATAAAAGTCCATGACCGCACCCGGTTCGTGCGGCGCCGCCGGGTTGGAACTCTGAAATCACTGCATCCGTCTTTCGTTGCGCCGTTGCGCCGTCGCGTGAGTGAAAAAAGGAAAAGCCAAAGCGGCCTCACGCTACGACGCCACGACGCTACGAAAAGCGATCGTTCCGATGCCGTCACTTGAAAGTGTGAGGACGGTCAAACTTTCCTTCGAAGGAGCATTCCGTGTCGGTGGTCATCTACGATGCATTGGGAAGACCGGTTGAAACGTCCGCCACTCGGCGCCCGGACGTCCATGAGCTCGCCGTGGTTCAAGTGCGGGACCGGTGGAGCAATTATCCGTCGAACGGTCTGACCCCGGAACGCCTCGCCCGGATATTCCGCGAGGCCGACCATGGAGACATGCTTCGCCAGGCCGAGCTTTTCGAGGAGATGGAGGAGAAGGACGCCCACCTGGCCTCACAGTTTCAGGTGCGCAAACTCGCGGTCCAGGGTCTTCCGTGGGAGGTGACCCCTCGAACGGAAACCGCACGGGCGCGTGAAACCGCCGCCTTCTGCCGTGACTTCCTCGAGGAGTTTACGGACTTCGAGGAGCATGTCCTGGATCTCCTCGACGCTCTGGCCAAGGGGTACAGCACGATGGAAATCCTTTGGGAGGCGTCCGCGGGGCAAAGCCGCATCCGCGGCCTGCGCTGGGTTCATCCCAAGAAGGTGACCTTCTGGGACTCGGTTTCGCCGCGGATCCTCACCGTCGAAGAACCCGTTCGCGGCATCGACCCCCCGCCCTTCAAGTTCGTCTATCACCGCTACAAGGCTCGATCCGGTCATGACACGCGCAGCGGCCTCATGCGGGTGTGCGCCTGGATGTATCTTTTCAAGAACTACTCGATAAAAGACTGGGTGGCTTTCGCCGAGATCTACGGGATGCCTTTGCGCATCGGCCGCTACGAACCGGGGGCGAGCAGGACGGACCGCGAAGCGCTCGTCCAGGCCGTGAGATCCCTGGGAACGGACGCCGCGGGCGTCATTTCCAAGTCCACGGAAATCGAATTCATCGAAACGCAGCGATCGTCCTCGCAGAACGTCTACGAAAGCCTGGCCCGGTTCTGTGACGCGCAGACGTCCAAGGCCGTTCTCGGCCAGACGCTCACCAGCGAAGCCGGAAGCCCGGGCGGAACGGGCTCCTACGCCCTGGGCCGGGTACACGGGGAAGTCCGCCACGATCTCGTCGCCGCCGACTGCAGGGCGCTCGGCAAGACAATCACCCAGCAGATCCTCGGACCGCTGGTCGGTTTCAATTACGGATGGGATGCGCCCGTACCGCGTTTCGGTTTCCTCTTCGAGCCGCCCGAGGACCTGCGGGCCGCCGCCGAAACCTACCGGATTCTCGCCGAGATGGGTTTCGACCTGAGCCAGGAACATCTCAGCCAGCGGTTCAAGGTCCCGGTTCGAAAACCCGGCGAAAAACCTCTTGCAGCCCCGCTCAAGAACGCGGGCATGAACGGTGCTCGGGGTCCCGGCATTCGGGAGGGCGCACCCAAGGGCGACGCGAAGCTTCGAGCCGCCCCGCCGCCGGATGCACGACAGCCGATCCGCGCATCGGCACTCCGTCTCGCTCCGGACTCCGGCACACTTGGCACGGAACCTCTCGCGCCGTCGTCCTCAACGGAGTCGCCCGGCTCATCGCCTCCTTCGACGGCAACCGATTCTCCCGCGGGCGCAAGCGGCGCCGGGCAGGAATCCGTGGACGCCATGGCCGACCGCGTGAGTCGGGGCGAATCGCCGTTGGCGCCGCTATTCGAGGCGATCTTCACGGCAATCGAGGAGGCGGGCTCCTACGAGGAGCTTCTCGAGTCCGTGTACGCGCGCTACGACACGCTCCATACGGCGCGGATGCAGGAAGCCCTTCATCGGGCCGTTTTCGCGGCCAACCTCCTTGGATATCTCACCGCCGCCGAGGAGTCCCGATCATGAAAGCTTTCCCGGAACTGCTCCCCTTCACGGAAGCCATCGAATTCTTCAACGCCAAGAACATCGTGGTCTCCCCCGATTCCTGGCGGGACGTCTGGGCGTCCGAACACGTTCACGCCTTTACCGTGGCCCGGGTCACCGCCATCGATGTCCTTGAGGACATCCGCAAGGCGGTGGGCAAAGCCGTTGCGGACGGCACTTCCATTCAGCAGTTCAAATCCGGGCTGTCCGGGCTGCTGGCCTCAAAAGGGTGGTTCAGCGAAAAACGGGACAGGCCGCCGGGAGCTCTGACCGGCCGGCGCCTTGAAACCATCTACCGCACGAACCTGCAGTCAGCCTACCAGGCCGGGCGCTTCAGGCAACTCGTCGAGACGGCCCACGTGCGTCCCTACTGGATGTATGATGCCGTCGGCGACCATCGCACGAGGCCGCTCCACGCCGCTCTCAACGGCAAGGTGTACCGTTTCGACCACCCGTTCTGGAACGCCTGGTATCCTCCGAACGGCTTCAACTGCAGGTGTACCGTGCGAAGCCTTTCGGAAGACCGGTTCGAGCGGATGAAGCTGCCGCTCGAAAACGAGGCGCCGCCCCACGGTCCGGATCCGGGATTCGATTTCAACCCCGGAATGGTCCGCTGGCAGCCGGACCTTGCGCAGTACGGCCCGGAAGCTCGCGGGCTCATCACCCGGGACATGATCGGGCGCCCCTGGAACATCCCTTCCCTTGAGGAGGATCTCACGCGGTTGCGCGACGGATTCGCCCAGACCGGGATCACGGCCTCAAGGAACCCGCTCACTATTGCGCCGCTCCCCGGAGAGGCTGTAACGGGGTGGAGCAACCCCAGAACGGGGGAGATCGCCCTTCCCGAAGCCGTCTATGATCGAATCCGCTGGATCCTCAACATCGGCGCGATCCGGACGGAAGCGGAAATCGATGCGTTCCGCCTCCTGATTCACGAATTCGGACATCACCTCGGACATCCCGTCGACATCAAGCGGTACAACTCCGATCCGGACTACTCGGCGATCAAGGAAGCCGTGAACGACCTGTGGGCCAGGCACTACCTGGCCGAAGCCGCCCGGGCGCTCAACCTGGAATGCAGGCTCACGCCCTTCACCGAGTCGCGCTCGCGGGCTCCGGGCACTTACTCCGCCTGGGTCGAACACCTGCGGGCCGTTCTGCGCAAGCTCGACATCGACGAAACCGATGAGAAGAAGCTCATCACCGAGCTGAACCTCTCCGAGAACGCCGAGAACCTGTCTGAGCGCTTCTGGGCCATGGTTCATGAGAAGAAGCCGGACATCGCCGCGGACCGGCCGTTCGGGGAGTTGATCCGGCTGTTCTGGCTGTGGGAGCAGCTGATGGACGCGCTGTGAGGGGTATCGTGGCGGGGAACGGAGTGAAAACCGCGGGGAAACGACTCGATCGGCGCGAGCAACGCCGCGCGCAGCGCGCCGGAGGAAGGAGTACGCTTCGATGGCTCACGTGAGCATCACTATCGATGAAAGGCGCATCAAGTTCCGGATGCACACGCTCCACGAGATGCTCCTCGACCTCTCGCCGGTGCTGCGGCAACTGGGAGAGATCGTCCACACCCGGGCGATGCAGAGCTTCGATGAGGGCAAGGGCCCGGAGGGCGGCGCGTGGCCGCCCTCCGACAGGGTACGTCAGTCCGGAGGCAAAACCCTCATCGACACCGGCACCCTGAGAAACTCCATCAACGTGCAGGTTTCGGCCAAAGAGGTCCGAATTGGAACGCCGGTGGTGTACGGACCGGTCCACCAGTTCGGGAGTGACGGACCGCTGTCGGGCGGGACGGCGCAAATGGTTTCCAAAACGATCGGTCGAGCGGGGAAAAGAGGCCGGGGCTCCAAAGGAAATGCACGCCCGTCCGGGATCCCCGCCCGTCCCTTCCTGGGGCTGAAACTGAGGGATTGGGGGGAGCTGCGCACCCTCGTGGCAGCCTATCTCGCTCAGCATTGATCGCGCCCCGGCGACGCGCGGGCCTGCATCCAAACCCCGGAGGAGAAGCTCGATGAACAAGGATACCCTGTTGCAGCAGCTGACCGCTGCGCTGTCCGGCGACGGCGCGACGGCCGTACCCGGTGCGTTCCAGGTTTTCCCGCATGGACCGGTGAGTATCGAAGGCGACGAGCCCGTCATAGTCGATGACGCCGCCATGGACCGGGTGGTCGACCGTTTCCGGGCAAGAGGCCTGGACATGGTGGTCGACTACGAACACCAGACCGAAGAAGGAAACCCCGCGCCGGCGGCGGGCTGGATCAAGGCGCTGGAGAACCGTGGCGAAGACGGCCTGTGGGCGAGGGTCGAATGGACTGAAAGAGCCGGAGAATACCTGGCCAACCGGGAGTACCGCTACTTTTCGCCCGTCTTTCTTGTGTCCAGGACGGACCGGCGGCTGATGGAGCTGCTTCGGGTGGCTCTCACCAACGCCCCGCGGTTGAACCGCCTCCGGCCGATCGTGGCCCGGATCGACGCCGAACCGCGGATCGCCCTGGCATCAACGTCAACACGAACGGAGGAAGGCATGTATCTCGAGAGGAATGCAAAACCATTGGGACCGCCCGAAGGGGCGCGGGAGCAGGATGTGACTGAAGCTGTGGAAAAGCCGGCCGGACACACCGGCGCGGCTTCCGGAGTGTCCGTGGAAAACTTTGAAACCGGCTCCGCGTGCCCCGCCTGCGCGGACGTTCGCCGTGTGCTGGAGCTCCCCGGGGATGCGGGCGCCAGCGAAATCATCGCGTCCATTCACGCCCTGAGACAAAGGCCGGACCTGGGCGTCGAAGTGGCCGAGCTCCGACGCAAACTGGCCGAACACGATCGGGACGACCTGGTTACGGCGGCTTTGCGGGAAGGCAAGATCACCCCGGCCCAGAAGGAATGGGCGCAAACGTACGCTCTGCGGGACCCCGCGGGGTTCCGACTGTTCACGGCAAAGGCCCCGCGAGTGGTGCGCACCGAATCCCTGGACATCATCGGCGACGTTCGCCCGGGCGGTCCCGCACCCTCCGACGGCGAGCAGATGCTCATCAACCGGATGATGGGGATCAGCGCGGAAACGTGGAAAAAATTCGGTCCGAAAGACGAACTCTAGGAGGTGCAATCATGGCGGATCGCAAGACACCAATGCAGGACGGGGACCTCATCCCGCTGCCGGTTGCGGCGGGAACGCTCATCGAAGCGGGAAAAATGGTCGCGGTGAATGCTTCCGGCTACGCCGTCGAAGCAGCGGACAGCCCGGGACTCAAGGTCATGGGCAGGGCCGACACGCGCGCCGACAATTCCGGGGGCCAGAACGGAGACCTTCTGGTGACGGCCTGCCGCAAGATGGCCTTCAAGTACCGCAATTCGAGCACTCACGCGGTGGGGCTCACCGGCGTCGGATCGAGTGTCTACGTCGAAGACGACGAAACGGTGGCCTCCACCGGCGGCACCAATTCCATCGTCGCCGGCCGATGCATCGGAATCGAATCCGACGGCGTGTGGGTTGAAATTCAGTAGCGGCGACGGGGACGGCGGATTGCGCCTTTCCGCCGAGGCCCTCTCGACCGCGGCGGGCGGGAGAGCCCGGGGAACTCCCCGAGGCACTTAACACGGAGGAGACGAAATGATCGTCAATCAAGCGAATCTTCAAGGCATCTACAAATCGTTCCGGACGATTTTCAGCGAGGCCTGGGACACCGCGGCCCCCAGCCAGTGGCCCCTGGTGGCCATGGAGGTGCCCAGCGAAGCCCGGGAAGAAAATTACGACTGGCTCGGCGACCTCCCCATGATGAAGGAATGGGTGGGCAACCGGGTTATCCGGGACCTTTCCGCGTTCCACTACGCCATCGTGAACAAGGACTTCGAAGCCACCATCGAAGTCGATCGCAACGACGTCGAAGACGACCGGATCGGCATCCACCGTCCGAGGATCCTGCAACTGGCCGATGCCGCCCGCAGGCATCCCGATCTCCTGGTGTTCGATCTGCTGGGGAAGGGATTCTCGACAACCTGCTACGACGGCCAGTACTTCTTCGATTCGGATCACCCCTCGGCGGGCGGGAGTGTCTCCAACTTCGGCGGCGGCTCAGGCACCGCCTGGTTTCTCATGGATCTCTCGCGTCCCATGAAACCGATCATTCTCCAGGTCCGTAAGCGCCCCGAACTGGTCGCCCTGGACGACCCCGGCAACGAGAACGTCTTCATGCGCCGAAAGTACCGCTATGGCGTGGATGACCGCAAGAACGTCGGCTTCGGTCTGTGGCAGCTTGCCTATGCTTGCCGGGAGACGCTCACCGCGGCCAACTACGCCGTGGCCCGGGCCGCCATGATGGGTCTGAAAAACGACGACGGCGTGCCCCTCGGGATCACGCCGACGCACCTGGTGGTGCCTCCGACGCTGGAAAGCGCCGGGCGTTCGGTGCTGAAAGTGATCAACGACGCCGCGGGAGCCGGAAATCCATGGTACGGCACCGCTGAACTGGCCGTCGTTCCCTGGCTGGCTTGATGAGCCTTTGAAGAATCGCCGCAGCCCGGATGGTTCTTATTTGGATTCACCTGGAAAATAAACTCACGGGTGAGCCTGTTTCATGCTTCGCGGGTGACGCAGGCGCCATGGACGATTGCGTTGCGTTCAAGATGACGAAGTACGGAACCGGCGCAAGGCATGGCGGGCGGGGATAAACCCGCCCCTTGCCAAGGACCGATGTGCCCATCGGACGCAGGGGCAGGCTTTATGCCCGTCCTCCGAAAAGCATCGTCCTAAACGCAAATTACTATCACGCTGCATTATGGGCGGGGGCTCTTCCCCGCCCGGAAAGGAACATCGTGATTCGCATCAAATCTTTCAACGATGGATTTCGGCGGTGCGGAATCGCCCATCCGGCGACATGGACCGACCACGCCGATGACCGGTTCACCGCGGCGCAGTTGGAGCGGTTGAAAGCCGAACCCATGCTGAGGGTGGAAACGGTGAAAGACGATACCGGCCCGGCTTCGGCAGGCGACTCCCCACTTGACTGCGACTCGAAACCGGGGACCTGCGGTCCTTCACGAAAATCCGCGCGCAGGAGCTCCGGAAAGGGAGACGACCCCGATGGCTTACTGCACGATTGACGACATCAGGAATCAGTTGGACGAATCGAAGCTCATCCAACTCACGGACGACGAGGGAACGGGAACGGTGGACACGGCGCGCGTGGAGCGGGCCATTGAGGACGCCGGCGAAGAAATCGACACCCATGTCGGCGCCCGATACGCCGTGCCGCTCGACCCGGTTCCCCCCATGCTGCGCAAGGCCGCGGTCGACATTGCCGTCTACAACCTTTACGGACGGCGGGAAAACGTCCCGGAAATGCGGGTGGAACGCTACCGGAACGCGCTCCGGTTTCTCGAGCAGGCGTCCAGGGGCCGTCTCTCCCTCGGCCGCCAGGACCCCGAAGGGAATCCGCCCGAATCCGACGCGCCGTGCATGTCCGGGGAAAACCCGCGCCGTGCGTTCACTCGGAACACCCTGACGGGATTCTAGGATCCCCGAAGATTCACCGTGGAGTCCCGATGCACACCATTGCCGAAATCGAAAACGCCATCGTCGAAGAGCTCCGGAGCCGGGAGCCTCGGTTCAAGGTCTGCGGTTCCCTGGCCCAGTTCCTGCTCAAGGACATCGAGGACGCAACCCTCCTTTTTCCGGCAGCCTTCGTGGCCTACGAACAAGGAAGCTACGAACACCGCATGAACGGAGTCCAGGACCGCACGATGCTCTTCAACGTGTTCGTCATGACCCGGAACGCCAGGGGAGATGAAGCCGCAAGACACGGCCACGGAGACGAAAACGGGGTTTACGGGCTGCTCGAAGCCGTCCGTGGAGCTCTGACCGGCCAGGACTGCGGACTCCGCATCGACCCCCTTCTGCCTAAAGTCGAACGGGCCATCGACGGCGACCGGAACCTCTCGATCTACGGCATCAGTTTCGAAACCCGCTGCCGGTTCGCGCTTTGAATCACCCGTGAAGCGCGGTCCGTGAAAGGAGTGCGAGGATGAAGGCAAAGGATGGAAAAAAACGCCCCCCGGAGGGAATGAACATCACAGTCCGCTCCGGCGGACAGTATCGGCGCGAGGCCGACGGAACCCCGCTGGAACCGGAAAACGGCTTTTCGAGCCCGGACGACGCCACGGGAAACAAAACGTCCGTGAATCGCAAGGAAGGAACCGACGATGCTCACACGTAAAACCGTAATCCTCGTCAAGCCGGAAGCCAGCTACGGCGTCGATCCCACTCCGACGCCGGCAAACAACGCGCTCCTGGTGAGCGACGTCGATCTCAAAATCCAGGGGGAGGTGATCGAGCGCGACTTCATCCGCTCATCGCTGAGCCCCCTGATGTTCATGCGGGGCATCCGCCAGGTGGAGCTTGCATTCAAGACCGAGCTGCACGGAAGCACGGCCCGGGGAACCCTGCCCAACACCGGCTGGACGGGGGCGCTCTTTCGGGCCTGCGGCATGTCCGAAACCGTGACGGCAAACACCTCCATCGTCTACGCCCCCGTGTCCGCCGGGTTCGAATCCTGCGCGATCTACGTCTACATGGACGGCATCTTCCACAAGATCCTCGGCTGCCGCGGGAGCTTCAAGCTCAACTTCGAGGTGGGCAAGTATCCGACGGCCGAATTCACCATGAAGGGCCTCTACGAATCGCCAACCGACGCCTCGCCCGGGGCGCAGACCTTCGCGGCCACGAAGCCCGTTCCGGTGCTGAGCGCCGGGTTTTCCTTCGGCGGCTACTCGGCCGTTGCGACCAAGCTCGAAATCGACATCAACAACGACGTCAAGGAACGAAAATCCCTCAACTCGGCCTCGGGGATCATCGGGTTTGAAATCGTCGGGCGGCAGCCTCAAGGCTCTTTCGACCCGGAGGCGGTCCTCGAGGCCGCGCATCCCTTCTGGGCCAACTGGGAAGACGCCGTGGCAAGGATCCTCAACATCGGACCCATCGGCACCGTGGAGGGGAACATCCTGACCGTGAACTGCCCGAAAGCCCAGCTCAAGGACATGACCTACGCGGATCGTAACGGCGTCATGGCCTACACCGTCCCCATCGCCCTGGCCATGACCGACGGCGACGACGAATTGACCATCACCATTACGTAAAGGGCGCATGGAGTATGAAAACCATCTTTGAAATAACGCTGGATGAACTCCGAGCCATCCGCCGATCGCTTGAAGCGATAGAACAGCACCTGGTCAACGAGAAAATGGAGCAGGAAAAACCTAAGGATTATCATCGAGGAGGATCGGTAAAATGCGCGACCTGTCCGCACAGAGAAACATCGTTGAAATCCAGGACGGAATCTCGGGCGACGTCCACGAGATGCACTACCGGCCGCCCACCACCGAGGAAATCGCCGCCTACCAGAACGGCCTTTTCGAGCGGCGCGGCCGGAAACTCCGGAGCCGGATCACGGAAAACCGCCTGAAATACGGCGCCCGCATCCTTGCCGGCTTCAAGAAAGGCACCTTCGGGTGTGACGGCAGACCGTTCGCGAGCGATCCGGCCGACCCCGATTACCGCGAGGACTGGAAAGAGCAGCTCGTGAAGAACGCCCCGGACGTTGTGTGCGCCGTGGCGATGGTCGCCTTCGAATCCACTGGCGTTTCGCGGGAGGCCGAGCTTGAGGCCCCTTTGGACGAATAGACTTGGAGGCCGAGATCGACGAGCTGCTCCGGGAGGCATGCGACCCCAAGACCGTGAAGGATTGCGAAGGCCGAAACCTCCCGGTTCTTTGCACGAAATGTGAGAAAAATCCGAAGCGCAAACGCAAGATCGGGCCTTACGTCGAGCGGCTCTACACGGTCCACCTGCTCCAGGCGGCGGGTTTTCCGTTCGCGGCCGACGCCTTTCCGTACGATTTCTGGCTCGACCTGGCGCTCTTGAAGCAGAAGATCCGGGCCAGGCAGGCGTGCCCGATGGGCGGCTTCTGAGGACGTGGGATGGCGGGTCGCGCGCGAGCACGCGGCATGCGTGTTTCTCACCCGGAATCACGCAACGCTTCACAACGTAGCGCCGTAGCGGCGTAGCGTGAGGCTGCTTTGGTTCTTCTCTTCTTTAACTCACGCCACGGCGCAACGACGCAACGAAAAACGTCCTTTTCGCGGCGTCGCTGCCTGAACGTACCGACATGGCGTGAAACAGGAGCGTCGATGTTCTCAGGTTCTCCCAACGCTTCAAAACGTGGCGCCGTAGCGGCGTTGCGTGAGGCTGCCTTGGTTCTTCTCTTCTTTGCTCACGCCACGACGCAACGACGCTACGAAAAACGTCCTTTTCGCGGCGTCGCTGCCTGAACGTACCGACATGGCGTGAAACAGGGGCGTCGATGTTCTCAGGTTCTCCCAACGCTTCAAAACGTGGCGCCGTAGCGGCGTTGCGTGAGGCTGCTCTGGTTTTTCTTTTCTTTACTCACGCCACGGCGCAACGACGCTACGAAAAACGTCCTTTTCGCGGCGTCGCTGCCTGAACGTACCGACATGGCGTGAAACAGGGGCGTCGATGTTCTCAGGTTCTCCCAACGCTTCAAAACGTGGCGCAGTAGCGGCGTTGCGTGAGGCTGCCTTGGTTCTTCTCTTCTTTGCTCACGCCACGGCGCAACGACGCTACGAAAAACGTCGGCTTTGAACGGGTCATTTGGGATGCAGGGCCAGGCCTCAGCCCTGCCTGGAGGGAAGAATCTCCCATGGCGGAAAACAGGGTCCAGATCGTCATCACGGCGGACAACCGGGGGGCCGTCACCGGCATTCGCCAGACCGACGGTGAAATTCGAAAGCTGGCGGACGGCGCGCAGTATGTGAATCGGTCCTTTCAATCTCTGGGCCGCACGATGACGCTCGTGACTGCGGCTATTGCAGCCATGGGGGCGGCTGGGATGTTCAAGGGCTTCATCGATACGGCCGCCCGGTTCGAGCAGGTGGAGTTGTCCCTCACCACGCTCATGGGTTCCTCCGAGAAAGCGAAAGAGGCCATGGGCTGGATTACCGATTTCACGGCAAGAACGCCCTATGAGCTCAACCAAGTCGCGGAGGCTTTCATCCGGCTCGCCGCCGTCGGATTGGACCCCGTCAAGAGTCTGCGGATGCTGGGGGACACCGCCGGCGCGATGGGCAAGACCCTCATGCAGGCCGTGGAGATGTACGTCGACGCCATAACGGGGGAATACGAGCGCATGAAAGAATTCGGGGTGCGCGCCGCCCAGGAGGGAGAGCGGGTGGCGTTCCACTACTCCGCTGCCGGGAAAGACATGGTGGTTGTCGCAAACAAGACCCAAGAGTCCGTTTCCGCCGCACTCGAACAGATATTCAGCCGTTTTGCCGGCGGCATGGAGAGGCAGGCGTCGAGCTGGAAGGGCTTGATGTCCAACCTGAGCGATTCCTGGACGCTCTTCCAAAAGGAGGTCATGGACTCCGAAGGCCTCTTCCTCGTCATGAAGGCCGGCGTCACGGCATTCTACGAGGAAATCAAGCGGCTGAAAGACGAGGGGAAAATCAAGGAATGGGCCAGGGACATGGCACTGACGGTGGTCCAGTGTTTCCGCTACATGAACGACGCGGCATTTCTTTTCCGTACGACCATCAACAACCTGCAGGCGATTTGGGCCGGGCTAAGGATCACCTTCGCGGAAAAAGAACTGGAATGGGTGCAGCGCATTGGGAAACGGCATCCCTCCAAGGAGAACGTTCGAGAACAGGAACGCCTGGTCGAAGAGCTGTACGGTAAGAACGGACTCTATGCCGTTCTTCGCGGCATCAAGGAAGACGAGGACAAGGCCATTGCCCAGTTCGACGCCGCCGAAGCCGCGATCACACGACTCGGCGCCGCGGCATCCAACGCGGCGGGGCCGGCGGCCCAGGCGGGAAGCGGTTTGAACGATTTCAGCAACAGCGCCGGCCAGGCAGCCTCCAACGCGGCCTACCTGGAACAGCAACTGAAGAGCCTCAATCGGCAGTTCAAGGAAATCGAGGCACATGGCGGAAAGATCGGGGCAGACCTCGACAAGTGGATCCTCGAATCGACGGAAAAGCTCAAGGCGGCCGCCACCGGGCTGGAGCCGGGCCGCGCGGCCATCGAGATATCCTACCGGTCACGGCTCGCGGAAATCGAGAAATGGCGGACCGAAATGAAAAAAGCGGGCATGGGGCCTGGCGAGATCGAAGCCTACATCTCCCCGGACAGGGCGAAACTTGCCCAGGCACATGATTTGGCCGTCAAGGCCCATGGCGCCGAAGCCGTCCGCAAAACCACGGCTCGTGGCGGCGCCGCCGGCGCATCCCCCATCGACATCGACAAGATCGACAAGGACGTGCTCCAGTTCACGGAGCGCATGCAAAAACTCTACTCCGAACTCGAAGACCTCGACTCCGAGTACCGGATCGCCCGACTCGAACAGTCCGGCCGCTACTACGACGCCGAAGCCGAGCGCCTGGACCGCCAGGCCGCAAAGCGCAAGGAGTCCTTCGCCAAGGAGGTTGCCGACACCGAGCAGGCGTACCTGGAGATGGAGCAAAAACTCTCCGGAGGCCGGGGCGGAACCGCCGAGGCGTGGGCGCAGCTTGCCGAGCTCAAAAGCAAATGGGATGCCGCAAAGAAAGCCGCCCAGGAATACGGCGATAAGATCGACCGCAACCTGCAGCTCACCAAGGACGTGAAGAAGGCCGAAGACGACGCCAAGCGCGCCGAGGATCTCGCCCAACTGAACCTCGAATACGGCAAGCTGACCGGAACCCTCCAGGAGCAGCTCGCCCTCCAGATCCTCTTGCTCCGGGCCGAAAAGGACCGCAAACTCCTCGCGGCCGACCCGGCCCTGCGCGCCGCCGTCGAGCGCAATTACGCCGCGATGGAGCGCGAGCTTGAAATCGAGCGCTCCGGCTCTTTTTGGGACAACTTCTTCCTCGCCGCGGAAAAATACAGGAAAACCATTCCCGCCATCGGCCAGATGGGCAAAAGCGCCTTCGAAACGCTCGTTCGCGGCATCGAATCCGCCGCCGACGCCCTGGCCCAGTTCACCATGACCGGGGAGATGGATTTCGAGAACTTCTCCAATTCGATCCTGCGAGACATCCTGCGCATGCAATACCAGGCCCTGCTCACGCAGATGATCCTGGGATCCGCCGGGTCGGCCTCCGGAGGCGGCGGGATCCTCGGGTGGCTCATGGACCTTTTCAAGGGCGGCGGGATGACGACGGCAAGCGGCCGCTACTGGGACAGCAGCATGAATTTCTACGAGCATCATGCGGGCGGGATCGCCGGAGGATCGGGGTCTTCGATCAGGAATGCCCCGGCGTGGCTGTTGGCCGCAGCCCCGCGCCTCCACGACGGGCTCGCCCCGGATGAGTTCCCGGCCATCCTGCAGCGCGGCGAGCGCGTGCTCTCGCGCCGCGAAACCCGCGACTACGGCGCCGCAAGCCGTGCCCCGGAGGTCGTCGTCAACGTCCAGAACAAGACGAACACGCCGGTCACGGCCGACAAGACCCGCGCCGCCTTTGACGGCAAACGCTACGTGGTCGACGTGATCCTGGACGACTACAGCCGCGGGGGAGACGTCTGGAAGATGATAAGGGGGAACCGCAATGGCTGATTTCCCGACGTTTGACACAACGCCCGCAATCGATTCCTGGTCCGAGGAAAAAGCCTTCGACCCCACCATCCGGGCGCGATCCGAGGCCGGCTACACCAAGACGCGCGCCCGCACCACGCGCATCCCGAAAAAATACACCGTGGTCTACTCGCCGCTTCACCTCTTCAACAAGACAGCCATAGCGGACTTCGAGGACACGGTCAAAGTCGGGGCCGATTCCTTCAACTGGACCCACCCCATCGACGGCGCGATCCGGGTGGTGCGGTTCGCCGAGCCGGTCAAGTACACGGCCCTGTGGCACAAAACCTGGTGGAAGGTCGAAATGACCCTGGAGGAAGTGTAGCCGTGAAATCCATCCCCGCCGTGCTGGTTCGCGAAAAGAACAAGCTGGCCACGCCCAACCCGTGGATCGTGCTCCTCGACATCGTGCTCGACGCGACGCACAAGCTCTATTTTTGCAGCAACAACCAGGACGTCACCTGGAGCGGCCGGGTTTACACGGCCTTTCCGTTCCTCCTGGAGGCCACCGAGGAGAACAGCAAGGGGGAGATCCCGTCGGTGTCCCTCAAGGTCGCAAACGTCACGCAGGTGATCCACGCCTACCTGGAGCAGCTCGACGGCGCCGTCGGGGCGACGGTCACCATCCGCGTGGTGAACGCCGCGTACCTTTCCGAGGACACATCCGAGCTCGACATGACCTTCACGGTGGTCTCGACTTCGGCCGACGCCGAGTGGATCGTCTTCACCCTGGGCGCGCCCAACCCCTTGAGGCGCAGATTTCCCCCGTTCCGGTTCATCGCAAAGCACTGCCACTGGGAATTCAAGGGCCATGAATGCGGCTACTCCGGGGCCTTCACCGACTGCGACCGGAGCTTCGAGAACTGCGAGGAGCGGTCCAACACGCGCCGGTTCGGCGGCTACCGGGGCCTCTCGGAAAAGGGATGGAGGGCGGCGTGATGCGAGGACCGTGCGGGACCCTGCCATCCGGCATTCCGGCGACCCACGGGTCGCTCACCTACGTCGACCTTCTGGGCAAGCCCTTCGAGCTCGGCGGGCGCGGGCCGAACGCCTACGACTGCTACGGCCTGGCCGCAGAAATCCGCCGGCGCGTCGGCCGCCCCATCCCGGAGGATTACACGCACGGCCGCGACGCTCGAAGCTGCCACCTCGAAATCGCGCGGGCCGCCGCGGTCTGCTTTGTCGAGCTCGCCTCGCCGGAGCCCTTTTGCCTGGTAAGCTTCCGGATCGTCGCGCCCTTCACGTCGCACATCGGCGTGGTCCTGGCCGACCGCTTCCGGTTCATCCACATCATGCGCGGATGCCGCGTGGCCGTCGAACGGCTCGATTCCCCATCCTGGCATCATCGGATCACGGGGTTCTGGGAAATAAGGAACTGCCAAGATGGATCTTTCAAGCACAAAAGAGCGGGGGAATGATTCCCCCGCACCCCCCAGGTTTCGGCCACACGCGCTAGCGCGTGAGGCCGAGTGCTCGGCGCTGTCGGCGACTGGCCGAAGGCCGCAGCCGCAGCGCCACACGGAGCCGCGAAGCGGCGAGGGGGTGTGGGGGACACGTCCCCCACGCTCTTAGAGCATCATTTTGAACGCAAATCCGTATCGGACGTCTTTCGTAGCGCCGTTGCGCCGTGGCGTGAGGAAAGAAAAAGAAAGAACCAAGCCAGGACTTATTAAATGAGCGACTCAAAGGATCTTGTTGAAACGGTGGCCCCCGTTCCCCCCGGGCACCTGCGGCTGGTGTGCGTCGATCACCCGTTCCGGAGATCGGAGCGGCGCATCGATCTCATCGAATGGAAGCCGGGCATGACTCTGGCCTGCGTGGTCGATGCCCATGTGCCGGAAGGTCTCCCGGTCAAGGTCTTTCTCGACGGCGTGGACATCGCCCCCGGGGACCGCTCCCGGGTTTATCCCATGCCCGGCAGGCAAGTGCTCATCGTCCCGGAGCTCGGCTTTGACGACGGATTCAAGGGCATCCTCCGGTTCATCCTGCAGATCGCTCTCGTTGCCGCGGGCTTTATCATGCAGGCGATGGGCGTGCCGGGCTGGCTCATCTTCGGAACCATGCTCGTGGGCGGCATCCTCATCAACGTTTTGCTTCCTCCCCAGGCCCCCAAACAGGCCGATACCGCCCTCGACAGCCAGGCCTACAACTGGGCGCCCCAGAACACCGAGCAGCAGGGAGTCCCGGTCCCGCGCTGGTACGGCAAAAACCGCATCTACGGCAACATCGTCGCAAGCCACATCGAAAACCGCGACTCGACCCAGATTCTCAACGCCCTCATCTGCCTGGGGCTCGGCCCGGTGAAAAGCCTCGGGGATTTTCGCATAAACGACCAGGCGGTCAAGCACTTCAAGGCCGTCCACGTGCGCGCCCGCTACGGCCGCCTCAACCAGGAACCCATCGCCGACTTCAAGAAAACCAAAATCGAATACCCCGCCTCGGTCAAGGTGGTCCAGGGCTCCCCGTACACCTACACGACCGTCGGAAACGATTTCGACGCCCTGGAAGTCGATATCTCCTTTCCCGAAGGGCTCTGGCATTACCCGCCCGAAAGCTCGGGCCTCGAAGGCTTCGCCGTCCGGTTCCAGGTCGCGGTGCGAAAGGTCGGAACCTCCGAGTGGCACCACATTGCCCGGCAGCCCTCGGATGTTGCCGGCTACAACAAGGTGTTCGTCTCAACGGCCCGCTGGTCCCTGGGCAAATGGGTGGACCCGGGAGCCGATCCCGATTGGACGGACCACGAAGGGGCGGACGTCTGGTTTGAGAACCTCGCCGGAACGCCGGGGTTCTACGACCACTACGAAGGGGAGGTCTTCGCGGACCAGACCGAGCTTCACTGGCACTGGATCGGAGACGACGGCGGCGAGTACGTCGCTACGTCAACCGATACCTACGAGGTCTGGCAGGATTATTTCGACGCCTTCGGCCAGAGCGAGAAGCCCAGGCACTGGACCATGCGCTACAAGGTGCCGGACGGCCAAAAGGGGCAATACCAGGTGCGGGTGACGCGGGTTACGCCCACGGCCACGCCCCAGAACCGGTACGGCCAGGACATGTATTTTGCAGGCGTCGCCGAGGTGCTGTGCGACCCCTTCGAATATCCCCGGCACGTGCTCGTGGCCGTGAGCGCCCGGGCAACGGATCAGCTCTCGGGGTCGCTTCGCTTCTCGTGCGTCGGAGAGATGGCCGTGGTCCGGGTCTATGACGGATCGAGCTGGAGCATCGAATACTCGACCAACCCGGCCTGGGTCGCCTACGACATCCTGAGCCAGCCCGTGATCGGGGGCGCCGGCACGGAGGCCAATCCCTACGCGGTCCTTCGATACGACGGTTTGCCCCCCGAGCGCCTCGATGCGCCGAAATTTTTCGAGTGGGCGCAGTATTGCGACGAGAAGGTGAGCGACGGCACGGGATCGCCCTTCAGCACGGCCATCGCTTACGCCGTGGACGACCGGGCGCGCTACGCGGGCCGGATCTACAAGTGCATCCAGGCCACCGCGGTGCCTTCGCCCCTCCCCACGGACACGGCCTACTGGGCGATAACCAACGAAGGGCTTGAGAAGCGCATCACCTTCAACGGCGGTTTCGACTACGACACGTCCATGTGGGAGGCCGTGGCCAGGGTCTGCCAGGTGGGCCGAGCGATCCCCGTCTGGAACGGCTCGAAGCTGACCGTTGCAATCGATAAGCCCGCCGATCCCGTGAACCTCTACACGGTGGGTAACATCGAGGAGTCCAAATTCCGGGAAATCTTCCTGCGGCTCGAGGAGCGAGCAACCGAAATCGAGGTCGATTTCATCGACGGCGAAACCTGGGAGCGGGACAAGCTCACGGTCTACCGGCCCGACATCGCCCGGTCCACGGGGTACCGGGCGGCAATCGAGCTCTTCGGGGTGACGAAGCGAAGCGAGGCGTGGCGTGCCGGCATGTTCCGGCTCATGTGCAACAAGTATTTGATCCGCACCGTGGAGCTCGATCTCGACGTCGAAGCCGTGAACGCGGACATCGGAGACGTGGTCCACATCCAGCACGACGTGCCCCAGTGGGGCGAAGGGGGCAGGATCGCACCGATCCTTTCCTTCGCCTCCGGAGGCCCGTATGAAATCAAGCCCGGCGACACCGTCATCGGGGGAACCTCCTGGGCCACGGCGCGGGTCGCGGCCGTCGAGACGACGTCCGGGTCCTGGGCCGGCGGCACGGCCGCCGGCAGGCTGACTCTTGCCGAGCAGACCGGGAACTTCGTCGCCGAAGAGCTCAACGTGCTCGAAAACTTCGACGTGGCCACGGTCATAGCCTCCCGGACGACCCTGGACAAGGCGGTGAGCATCGAGGCCGGGCTCACCTACAAGGTGATCGTGCGGCTCTCGGACGACGCCCTTGCCGAGCGCATCGTAACCAGTGAGCCCGGAACGCACGAAACCCTTTCCGTTTCGGTTCCCTTCGATCCGATTCCGGCTTCCTTCGACGTCTACGCCTTCGGGCAGGTGGATACGATCACGCGCGCTTTCCGGGTGCTTTCCATCAGGAAGTCGATGGAGCAAAAATGCACCCTCTCCCTTATCGAATACCGCCCCGAGGTCTACCAGTATGAGGATTCGGCCCCGAACCCGGGGAGCGCCGCGCAGCTCGCCCTCAAGGCCATGCAGCCAAGGCGCGTGAAGCTGACCGAAATCAGCGTCGACGGCCCCGGGGGCAGGCAGGTGAAGGGGATCGACATCGATTTTGAACCCTCGGCCGATCCGGCCTTCAAGCACTACGAGGTCTGGTACCGCGTGGCCGGGCAAAAGGGCGGGAAGGCCGAATGGCTCTTTTCCGGGGTGGCCGACGGATCTTCCTTTCAGATCCTCGGGGTTGAGCGCCAGACCCGCTACGCCGTGGCGCTCCTGCCGGTGGACACGGCAAACCGCAAGCTCTATATCGAATATGCCGCCTCGCGCTCCATCCTCATCCACGGCATCGAGATCGCCTCCGATCTGCGCTATAAGACCGGGACCACGGTCGACGCCCTGGAGCCGGCCGAAGCCGGGGCCACTCTGGGCTCGACCCTCGGCAACGGCTCCACCGTTCTCGGCAACCTCAAAAAATCAGACGGCGCCACCCTGGTGACCGAACAGGATCTTTTCCTCGACGGCCTCTGGGCGCGCGCGATCACCCTCACCGACGGCGGCTATTTCCGCACGGGCCTCTCCCCCGACCCCAGGATCGTCATCAGCAAGGGACAAATCGCCGGCTACTCCGATGAAACCACCAGGCAATTCTACCTCCTGGCCAGCACCGGGAAGGCGTATGCGGGGGGCGGGGCCGTTGTGCTGGATCAAAATGGTGAGAGCATCAGGGCATGGACATGGGTACAAGGATCGACGCCGGGTATCCAATATTGCCTGAGCTTCATAAACGCTGACGGGGTAACCGAGGTTGCATATCTGACGGCTGGACACAAGTCCGATAAGACCTATGCCGAAATGTATTCTAAGGTTCACGGAGGGACTCAATCAAACACTTGGGCGGTAGTGGTGCCCCATGCCTTAGAGTCAGGCGCCAAGGCACAAGCTCTCATTGAATGCTACCCGACAGGGGTAACGCAGCGGCCAAGAATCCTCTTGGAAAGTACCTACGATGCAGGGGCGAATTGTTGTATCGAGAACTGCAATTTGGTCACTGCGACAATCTTGGGGAGCCGCGTGGATGGTGGTTCATTGACTTTGAGAAGTACTTCGGCCACGCAAAAGGGAAAGATTATTCTCGGGGAGGCGTCGGCCTATGATGAATTGCATGAACGGTTAGGCGTCGGAACGTTGTCGCCGGTTTATCCTCTCGATGTGGAAGGCGTGGTGAGCATCAATCCCGCGAGTTCGACGGCTCCATTCGTATTGGGATCGAACGCGCAGGGAAATAGAGTGATCGGGCTCAACGCCGACCAGGTGGACGGCAAGGACGCTGCCGATTTCTTTCCCGTCGCCGGCGGACAGATCACCGGCGTGAACATCTCCCGGAATGCCGACGACAGCCTGCTCAACGTTCACGGCGCCACGGCCATAACCAATGGGGCCGGAATCACCTTATATGGCCGGGATCATGCGAGCTACCCCGGAAATATGTACCTGACCTTTGGCGGGTATGCCTCGACCGGCAAGCTCGTCATCCGGCAGCGCGGCGCATCGGAATACAATAGTGTGTTTGAGATTGATTCCGTCGGGAACATCGTCACGTCCGCACTGCGGATCGGGGCCTACGTCAACGACTCATACCTCAGCATTTGCGCGGGAGAGGACGGACTGAAGGGCGCGTCGCTGGTCATGTACGGCCGCGCTCATGCTTCGGTCCCCGGAGAGGCTTTTCTGACGCTGGGCGGATATACCCCTTACGGAAAGTTCACGATCCGGCAGCGCCTGACGGATGAGTCGATCGTCAACCTGTTTCTTTTCGATAAGGACGCCAACCTCAGAATCGGCGGGACCACGTTCGGCACATCTGCGGCCAAGGTGCTCGCCATCGGCACGGGGACCGCCCCCACCAGTTCCCCGGCCGATGCCTTCCAGATGTATTCAAAGGACATAACGGCCGGGAACGCCGCCCCGCATTTTCGCCTTGAAGGCGGCACCGAGCTCAGGCTCTACCAACAACCGCACATTGCGGACCCGGATCCTGACTCCACGAGCTTGCAGACGGCCGTCAAGGCGATCCTGGTCGCGTTGGAAAACATGAGGTTCCTCGCGACATCGTAAGGAGGCGAAATGAGCATCGCGCTATCGACGCAAGTGACGATCACCACGGCAAAAATCGAGGCGATCACGATTCAGCTCTATCGGGACCACGCGGAGGCGGCCGCGACCGTGGCCATCCTGGATGCGGGCGGAAACGTGGTGCGCCGGGAAACGGCCCAGCATCCCAATGCGAATGCCTTCGTCAAATCGCTGATCGCGATCCCAAGGCAGGCGTTCGACGACATGGATGCCCTGCTGGTGGCGAGCTATCCCGGAACGGTCGGCTCCAACAACGACGTCGATTGGTAAGGAAAGGAGCGAAATGAACGATCACCCGAAGAACCCGATGGAATGCGCCCCGGACGCGCTGGCCGGACCGACGCTCGAAGATGCGGCCCGCATGGTCGAGTCGGCAAGAGCGCAACGCATACAGGAATGCTCCAGGGCGCTTAAGCAGATCCTCGATGCCCACGGCTGCCTGCTTGAAGCTGTGGTTACGATCAAGGGCAACCAAATCCTCTCTCAAATCGTGGTGGTGAGCAGGGAATGAGCTATCGGTCGAGTCTATTTCTTGAGGAATGGCAAGAGCGGTTCCAAAATCTCCTTGGAATGTTGACCGATGTTCATCAACTGCACTTGATGCTGGGCCTGCTTAAGCGCTTCTTGCTTGGTGTTACCAAATGCCAGGCCCTTCAACTCCCACCAGCCATTACAGATCCGCACCTCGTATGCGAAATATTCGATTACGTGGGAAGGAAGCGGGTCCGAGCAAACCACAAAATGCTTTCTGAGATCATCTTGAGAATGTCCATCAGCTTGGTCCGCTCCAAAGGAATTCGAGATGGCAAACTGGGATAGCCCCAGGATAATCAAGATTATGTAGAGGTATCTCACTTGTTCCTCCTAATGGAAATTTCGTTGATGTTGACGGGGCAGAAGAAGTGGGCGAGGAAGAATGCCAATGTCTCCCACGCCCACTCTCCGTGCCCAGCCTTGCCTCGCCATGCCACGCCTCGCCTAGCCTCGCCTGCCAAGCCTGGCCACGCCTTGCCTAGCCTCGCCACGCCACGCCTTGCCTGCCCTGCCGAGCCGTTTCCGTTGCGCCATGCTCCGCCTGTTGCCTTGCTTCGTATGATCCGCGCGGCCGATCCTCCCTCACGCCTCGGCGTGAAACATGCCGTAGGAACCGTCCTTTTGCGGCCGCCACTCCCCGACCCCCACGGCGAAACCGGCCGTGTTGAAAAGGTTCGCGATCTGCTCCCGCGACAGCACGTTGCCGTTGAACCGGATGTCCAGCACGGTCGACCACGCGGGGAATTCCGCCCGAATCCTGATGTCGGCCGTCCCCAGGCCCACCCGGACCATGTCCGCCCGCATCCGGGGCTCCCCGTCGAGCCTCGCAAGCTCGCCGACGATATGAAAAGCCCCCCGGGCGTGGACCTTCGTTATGCCCTCGACATGAGAACAGGCATCCACGGCGGCCGCCTTGAAAGCAACGACCGGGAAGCCGTATCCACCGTCCGGGTGCCTATAGAGCGATTCTTCGAAATCACGCTGAGGATCCTTTGCAGCCCTGGCCTGACGCGCCTTTTTCTGCTGCTTGTCCAATATTTGCTTCCTGGCCTTTTCAGACCATGCGTGGCAGATGAGCGGCGAATCGCCTATAAGCGTGATCCGCATCTCCTGGATGTTCAGCCTGGGAAGAACTATAGGCTCATCGTTCTTTTCCTTGGACGCCATTCATTATCCTTTCGTAATCAAGCTTTTATGACTGAATACAAGGATATTTTACGGCATCGAAAAGTCAAGTTAAACCTGGAAGCGGCCTGGATGTCAGATCGAACCAATATCGGGAGCAGGCGGGGAGACGTCACCTCCCCACCGATCCGCAGACGGAAGCTCGATTTTGATGTGGCGAGTATCAACGTCAATCCTGTCATTCAATATTGGGGTCCACACAGCTTTTCCTTTAAAGGCAGGCTCCCCGATCCGGCCGGAGACCCAATTGCCGCCGTTGACGTGAAGAGCTTCCTTGATGGAATGGATACAACCGCGGATTTGATTTCGGGGATTCCTGACGTGGCAACACCCCAGGTTGGGGTTCTGTTCAAGTATCCGGGGGATGCCCTGAAAGGGCGGCACATTCTGCAGTTCAAGGTGACAACGACCAGGGGCGGGGTGAACACGTTCAATTTTGGGTACGTGGAAGTGGGGTAACGTGTGAATTTTTATGTCCCGACCGGGAGGGGCGGTCACGCCCATTAACCCATTGCTCCTACCGTTTCGGAGTGGTATAAAAATTCAACACGAAGCAAAGGAACATGACGCACTCCGCGAATATTGTGGCCCGCTTGTTCCGCGTTGTCTTTCTGTTTACACGCTCTACGCATTGCCTTCGACCAAGTCGAAGGTTGTCCAATGTGTGGATGTATAGACATCCAGAACGATCCAGTGAGTTGGAACTATTTGCATCAAGACCTATAACGATAGAAGGATACTATGCCGCTCTTACATTGGCTCACTCGTGAGGAGGACATTCGCTGTGCAACATGCATATCGTATCGTCTTCTTGAGGAAGTATCAGAATTTTCCTATGGAGATCAAGATACCGGCAATGTGCTAGTCCAGGGTGATAACCTTGACGCCCTAAAAGCCCTTCTTCCATATTATGCCGGTAAAGTGAAATGTGTATATATCGACCCGCCATATAACACTCGCAGTGCTTTTGAACATTATGACGACAACCTAGAACATACCCAATGGCTTGCCATAATATATCCTCGTCTTGAACTCCTGCGAGATTTTCTGTCGGAAGACGGGAGCATATGGGTTTCGATTGATGATAACGAGGCGCACTATCTGAAAGTCATCATGGATGAAATTTTTGGGCGTTCGAATTTTATAGCGAGCAATGTTTGGCAGAAGCGATATTCACGTGAAAATCGCGAGGCAATCGGGGACGTCCATGAATACATTATCGTTTATGCCAAGCGACCTGATTTATTCAAAAAAATACGGAACTTGGTTCCTCTTACAGAAGAACAAGCGAAGGTTTATCGCAATCCGAACAATGATCCGCGCGGGCGCTGGCGTTCTGTACCAATGACGGCACAGGAAGGGCATGCTACAGCTGAACAATTCTATGAAGTGGTCACGCCGACTGGCAAAATTCATCGTCCTCCAGAAGGGCGATGCTGGGGAATTGCAAAAGCGACCTATGAGCGTCTCTTGTCCGAGGGTAGAATCTATTTTGGCAAAAATCTCGATGGACAACCCAATATTATCCGATATCTCTCTGAAGTGCCTGGGATGACTCCTTGGACGTGGTGGCCTTCTGTAGAAGTGGGCCATACCGATGAGTCAAAAAAAGAAATACATGCGCTGTTTGGCAAAGTGGAAGCGTTTGATAGCCCAAAACCAGAACGACTTATCCAGAGAATTCTGCAAATTGCGACATCTCCTGGCGACCTTGTTTTGGATTCGTTTTTGGGTTCGGGAACAACGGCAGCAGTCGCTCATAAAATGGGCCGTCGCTACATCGGCATAGAAATGGGCGATCACGCAGAAACCCATTGCATGCCACGTCTGCGCAAAGTCATTGATGGTGAACAAGGTGGCATTTCAGAGACAATAGGCTGGAAGGGAGGCGGAGGATTCCGATTCTATCGTCTGGGAGAGTCGGTCTTTGATGAAGAGGGATATGTTTCCCCGGGCATTCGTTTTGCCCCTTTGGCCGCACATCTTTGGTTTGTCGAGACTGGCTCACCATTTTCCGGTAAGGCGGACTCACCCTTGCTCGGGATCCATGAAGGAACCGCCTTGTATTTACTCTTCAACGGTGTTCTCGGCGACAGACGGCCTAACGGCGGCAATGTCCTTACCTCAAGGGTTTTGGCGTCGCTTCCGTTCTTTGAGGGTCCGAAGGTTATTTTCGGGGAAGGTTGCCGCATGAGCCCCGAACGGTTGAAGCAAGAACGCATCATCTTCCGGCAAATTCCCTACGAAATAAAAGCCCGCTAGGAGAAAGATAATGGAGCTTAAACCTTTTCAACGAGCGGCTTTGGATACGCTCAGGATTTATCTTGAGCGCGTTCGCGTCACTGGAGAGCCGGAGCAGTCCTATATTTGGACCTTGCAACAACAACAGCCAGAGAGGAATCCCCTTCCTTACCGGACCATTCCGGGGCTTGTGGGCGTGCCTAATGTTTGTCTTCGTCTTCCAACAGGCGGTGGCAAAACTCTGCTTGCCGCTCACACGATTGCCCAGGCGGGGCGTTCGTATCTGGAAAGAGATTACCCGGTTGTCTTTTGGCTTGTACCTACCAATACTATTCGCAAGCAAACGGTGGAGGCTTTGAAAAAGCCTTCCCATCCTTACCGAGCCGCGATTGACCAAGCTTTCGATGGGCTGGTTGCCGTGTTTGACATCGGCGACGTTGCGCAGATCAGGCCCCAGGACTTGACCGAGCGCGTGTCGATCATCGTATCCACAATGCAATCCCTTCGCGTGACCAATACCGAAGGTCGCAAGGCTTATGCTCACTCTGAAAACTTCGAGCCTCATTTTGCCCATATCCCTGCAACGACACCCGGACTGGAACGCCTCGAGGAGGGAGGCATCAAGTTTTCCTTTGTCAATCTCATGGCCTTTCATCGTCCGCTGGTAATAGTGGACGAAGCGCACAAAGCCGGCACAAACCTTTCGTTCGATATGCTGGCCGCGTTGCGACCCTCGTGCATCGTGGAATTCACTGCGACGCCGAACACCGATCTGCGCAATGGAAGTAACGTACTATTCAGAGCTTCCGCCGCCGAGGTCAAAGCAGCGGAGATGATTAAACTTCCAATCATTTTGACCGAACATCCCGACTGGCGGGCCGCGATCCACGATGCGATTGAAACACGTGCTCGTCTGGCGGACACAGCCAAAAGCGACGCGCGCTATATCCGCCCCTTGGCACTCTTTCAAGCGCAGGACAGGGGACAGGAAGTGACCGTCGAAATCTTAAAAAAGCACCTGATCGAAAATGAGAACATTCCACCGGAACGTATCGCTGTCGCAACGGGTGAACAGCGCGAGCTTGATTCCATCAATTTGTTCGATCCTGCCTGCCCGGTTGAACATATCATCACTGTGGAGGCCCTCAAGGAAGGATGGGATTGCTCTTTCGCCTATGTGCTATGTTCTGTTGCGAACATAGGCTCAGCCACTGACATCGAGCAGCTCCTGGGGCGCGTTCTTCGTATGCCTTATGCGGAAAGCCGCTCGAATGAGGCTCTGAACCGCGCCTACACGCACGTGTCAAGCCCTCGGTTTGGAGAAGCTGCCCGCACCCTGACGGATACGCTTGTCGAAAAAATGGGGTTTGAACCAGACGAGGCAGCTACCAACATGGTTCATCAGCAAGCCGAAATCCCAGGCATGCGCCGAACCGGCGGTTTGATCCATCGCACGCCAGTTTTTCTTCAAACTTTGGATATGCCGCCGGACTTAACAGGGCTTGATGCAGGGATCATAGAGCGTATCAAGGTGAAGGCCGAACCGGGTGGAACCGTGGCCATTGCTATTGATGGCGAAATCTCGGAAGAACTTGAGCAAAGGCTTGTCACCTCCGTAAGAGCGACCGAACAGCAGGAAGCTGTGCGTGCTGCCGTTCATCGTCACAGAATCATATATCGTCATAGCCTCTCACCCGCCGAGCGCGGCGAGAAATTTGTCGTTCCTCGTCTCTTTCTGTACGTTCAAGGGAAGATCGAGTTTGTCGAGGAAGAACTCATCCTCGATCTTGGGGGATGGACGCTTAACAACTATCCGGCGGAACTTACCCCGACGGAATTCACCATTCGTGAGACCGCTGAGCGTTGGGAAGTCGATTTGCAGGGGGAGAAAGTTGTTTACAAGCACCTCGATCAGAGCGTTCAACTTCAAACCGGTCTCCTCAGGTTGGATGGGACTGACTTGCAGCTTTCCCGTTGGCTCGATAAGCAATGCCGTCAACCCGATATCACCCAACCCGTTCTTCTGGAATTCTGCCGTAAGATAGTTGTCTATCTCATGAAACAGCGTCACATACCCCTGAGTGATTTGTTCCGCTTCAAATTTCAGCTTGCCAAGGCTGTTGAGCAGAAGATCAAGGCCTGCCGGAAACAGGGATATGCGACGGGCTACCAGACTTTCCTATTTGGTCCCAAAGCCCATGTTGAAACCAGTTTTGCCGATGGTTTCGCTTTCGACAGGAGCCGCCCCTATGATCCCACATGGTCGTATCAGGGGGCGTATCAGTTCAAAAAACATTTCTTTGCACTGCCAGGGGAACTTGCCTCAAATGGCGAGGAATGCGACTGTGCGTTCCTGATCGACAATCTGCCGCAGGTAAAGCACTGGATTCGCAACCTTGCCAACCGTCCGCTGACTTCTTTTTGGTTGCCCACCTCAACCGATCGGTTCTATCCTGATTTTGTGGCCCAACTTCGCGACGGGCGTGTTTTCGTCATCGAATACAAAGGCGCCCATCTCATCGATACGCAGGACACCAAGGAAAAAAAGAACATCGGTGAGCTTTGGGCCGCAAAGAGCAATGGCAAGGGACTCTTTCTTATGGCGGAAAAAAAGAACTCCCTCGGGCAGAATCTCAAGGATCAAATCACGGCCGCACTGGGTGAATGA